GCTTGGGGCTTCGACAGCGTGGGCGATGCTGCCGAAGGTGACTATCCCTACCAGACAAACGGCTGTGAGCCGTGCGATAAGCCTCATCAGTTCCCTCCAATGATAGCAAAAAGTTACGGACAGGTTACAGGGTATCGCCCCAGCCGACCCACACACAGGCCGACTGGGGAGAGTCACGCCATAACCGACAGGAATGGCTCCCTGAATGTGACCCTTACGAGATGAGAGCCAACAGCTCCGCGAACTCATCAAGCGACATCAACACGATACCTTCGGAAGTTCCATCCGGCATCGCGATCATCGCGAAAGGACGAACATCTCCCAACGCTTTGGATGCTTCAGACTGCGCACGAGCCGCAAAGAAACGCGTACCAATCGGACCAACCTGAGCGCCTGCTTTGACTTCGACACGGAACATTCCACCCCAATGTTCCTCATGGCGAGTGCCCGCGTTACCTGTCGCAGCAAGACCCAACTTCTTCCTTGCACGTCGAGCTTTGCTATCACCCTTAGTGCGGTTCCGTCTTCCACGAGCAACAGGATCGCCACATCCCTTGACCCGTCGTTTACCGTCACGGCCTTCACGTCCCAAAGTTCCAAATCTGGGGCATCCGTCGAGCGTGCATTTGGTTTGGTTGCCTTCACATTCACCCTTCCTGTTCTGTTCCAGCATTGTCATCCTCGTTTTCTATTGCGGACACCCTAAAATCTTTCACCTGTTGAGAAAGTGTCAATACTTTCGTGTGCAATTTGTCAAGTTCCCGTCGCATCAACGCAACCTTTATTCGTAAGGCATCACGGTCTTTTGTGACCTGCTTCAAATGTTCGGTTACTTGAAGAACTTCTTTATGGAGAAACGTGGCTCGTTCTTTCCAGCTCATAACCATGATCGGCTCACTTGGGGTTCAGGATGTCGATGATGGATGATGCTTCACCCTTCAACAAATCATCCAGTTTGGTGATCTTGCGACCTGTCGCGTCCGAACACATTGACAACAGATCAGCGGTCGTCGTAATGTTCGCAGCCTTCGACATGGCACGAATCATTCCCAACTGCTTTGGGGATGCAGGCGCACCAGGCTCCTTGATCTGCGGTTTGCCGTTCGCGGGATGCCGTTCCTTCACCTCGACAGGAACCTCGGTGGCACCGAAGATGTCCACGATGTCAGCCACCACATCATCCACGGTGCGCACCGGCACACCCTCCACGAAATCGGGTTCAGGTTCCACGATCTCAGCATCAATGATGAGTGCATCCTTCGCTTTCTTGAACGCTTCCCGCAGCGCAGGCATATCGTTCTCCCGCAAATTGGTTGACGACAAACCAATGCTGGTGAGGATCTTCCCAGCGTTCAACCCAGCCTCCGAACACGCCTTCGTGAAACGGGCGATGTTGTCTTGGGATACCAGCGGGTTCGTTTCCCGTGGCGGAAGCTGAACCACCTCAGCCTGCTGAGAATGATTGTCAGCCTGCGACATTTCCTCGGTGGTGTACAAACCTGACAGGTCTTGCGGGAACGCTTTACGCAACGCCAACGCCTCCGCACACTTCGCCAACATTCGATGCGGCATCTTCGCCCACAACCCCATCGGGTTGCCATCCTTCGTGGTTTGCACGTACTCCTCCCAGCGGGCGGTAGCGGTGAACTCGCACACGGCACCAGCGACGATCTTGCGAACCGTCACCGTCGCAGACACAGGGCGACCGTTGTTCTCCACCCACGACTCATCCGACCCCGCGTACACACCGGTGCGTTCAGCGATCAGACGATACCCGTCGATGCCTGTCTGGATCGTGTAACGCATCGCGTTCGCACGACCATCCCAACGGCCCACCATGTAGATCTGTTTTGCGAACGGATCCAAACCGGTGCGCACACATTGATGGAAGAACACGGACAGATCCCCGTCCGATGCTTTATCGACACCCAACTGCTTCAGGGTGGCGACCTGCTGAGGTGTGAACCCCTGCTGGTCTGGGCTGATAACCAGGTTGCTCATTACTTCGCCTCCTTAGCGACGATCCGCATAGTGCGGAATGTTGTTTCTTTTTTGAACTTGGCAGCCAACGCGGGATGTTCTGCCTCGAATCGTTTCGTGTCGAATGATGTGCGTTTGCTGTTCTTCCACGACACCACCACGGTGCCGTCGATAGACCCATACTCGCAGTCTTGGAGGATCATCGCAAGTTCCCCCTTCAACTGCTCCTCAACGGCTTCAGCTTCCGCTTTCATTTTGCGGGCCAAAGACAAACGCTCTAAAGTGTCATACACCTCATGGCCCATGACGACGGTGTTTTCTATGCCCTCTGGGTACAGGACGGCGGCGTTGTCATAGGTGGGATCAGCGATGTCTGGCATCATGCCCACGTCAATAAAGTCGAGGAACCGGCGAACTGCGTCTATGTGTGCCTGTTTCTCGTCACTCGTTACGGTCTGTGTTTGGAGATGGAGTTCAAACTTCGAGTCGAAGACGATCCAGTTGATTTCGTGAACGTCACAACAGATCGCCTGCTGTACACCCTGCCAATACCAGTAACGGGGGAGCTGGCCGTTCCATACTTTGTTGTAGGTTTTCACTTCGTACACCTTCCCTGACGGATCCCTGCCATCAATGGTGGCGAGCAGACGGACGCGTGGTTCGTCGTAGCAGTACAACTCTTGGGGTTCCGAGATGATGGTGCCAAGTTTTTCTGCGGCCCATTGAAGAAGTGGTGCTTCAAGGATGGTGCCTCGACGCATCGCATCGTTCTGCTCTTTCGGTGCAGGTGGTTTCTTGGCGAGCAGTTCGACCGCCAGATCTGCTGGGCTGGTGTACTTGTGTTCGTTGTGGACGGCTGCGGCCACCGATGCGGTGATTCGCTTGTTGCCGTTGCTGTCCGCCCACCGTTTGTTCAGCCAGTCTTGGCTGCCGTGTGGTGGCTTGCTGATGGTGTATCTATCGAACGTCATATGGTTCTCCCTCCGTTGACGTTAGGTTTACTTTAGGGGTGTTACAGGGTTGAGTCAAGAACCTTTATGGTTCGGACCATCCCGACAGGGATGTGGATGGCGTGGATGCCTTCCCCTTTGCAAAGCGTCTGCCAGATGGTCACGTGCTTGTCCTTTGATCCTGGTTCCCCTACCGGTATCAGGAACCCTACCGTGTCCACGAGCATTTCGCCGTCGTCGTCGTATTTGTCTAGTTCCAACCATCCGCTGTCGCTCATGTGGGTGTCAGCCCATTGGACGTACACCATGCTTCTATTCGTCAGAGTCATCGGTTTTCTCCCCGCAAACGGGTCGGCGTGGGATTACCCCACTCTGAACGCATTGGCATAACCGTGGTTTAGTCATCGAATGGCTCCGGTCGTACCTTGAAATGGTTCATCACCTTGTAGTACTGGTCGAGCGCGAATTGTTCAAACTCGACATCCCGATCTTTCTCGTCGCGTGTGATCGGGTCGAGTGCTTCGTACAGGTGTTCCGCTGTCTTCTGCCAGCTGGTTGCTTTCACTTCTAGCGCAGCAACTTCGAGGGACAGTTTGCGGATCTGTTCCGTCATGTAGAAGAGTGGGTCTTTCATTAGTCCAACCAGACTGTGTACTCGGCGGTGGTGCGCCCTTTCACAGGGTCCACGAAATGCAACCGTTGGGATGGCTGTCCGACTGCTGCGATGAACGCACGGGCATACTCGTTGTGGGATTCGGGGCTACCCGTCACGAAGATGCGGCCTGCGTTAGCCATCGTCAACGTCATCGGGGTGTGCCAATGCCCCATGTAGCAGTCTTGGAATTCTTCGACGACACCAGTAGACCAGGCGTTCACCTTGCGCAGGATGCCGAACGCTGGGGTGTTGCCACCGAACGAGTTGATTTCGTCACCGTGGACGAGCAGGGCTTTGTAGTTGCCGATGGTGACAATCTGATACCAGTTCGATGACATCTGCCATGACACGTTCTTCAGATTGGCGGTGCGCTCCGAGGCGATCCGATACGCCATGCGGTCGATGTTGTCGCCTGCTGGCATATCGCCTTTGCGTCCGAGCCGTCCGTGGTTGCCGTATTCGCACACCACATGGACCTTCTCGAAGAAGTTGGCGTGTGACCCTACCGTTTATTCCCTGCAGGCTGTCCCCTTGA